AAAAGCCGTTCAAAGTTTCGAGCATTCAGGAAAAGACGGCGAACCGTTGCGCGTTATATTTCAAAATATGAATGAAACAACTTAATGTTAATTCCGCTTACGTCGATTTGTATAGGGCAAAGAAGCGTTATAAGCACTTATTCGGCGGTCGCGGGGCTGGAAGGTCATTCGAAGTCGCACAATACGCTATAACGAAACTTTATTCACCTGAATATTTCCGCGGAATTTTAGCCCGCCAACATTTCGCAGATATTCGCGGGTCGAGCTTTCAGCAAATTATCGATATAATCGAAGAAAAAGAACTGCAAAGCGATTTTCATATTCTTGAAAACACGATGCAAATTACCCACCTGAAAACAGGAAACCGAATATTTGCAAAAGGGTTTCGGGCGGCTTCGGGTAATTCAACCGCTAAAATGAAATCGATAACCGAAGCAACTTTTGTTTGGATTGAGGAAGCCGACGAAGTTAATAAGGACGATTTCGATAAATTAGATAAAAGTTTGCGTTCGGTAAAAGGTGCGGAACTCGAAATAATTTTCACTTATAACACCGATAACGAAGATTGTTTTTTAAAATCTGAATTCCACGATAAAGTTCGCCCCGAAGATACTTTGCTAATTCACGCAACTTATAAAGATAATTTTAAAAACTTACACCCCGATTACATTCGAGTTTTGGAGCGAATGATTAAAGACGATCCCGAAGCGGCGCGTTCCGATGTTTTCGGATTTTGGGGCGGCGGTAAACGTGGAAAGGTTTTCGAAAATTGGCAATCGGTTGACGTTATGCCCGAAAACTTTAAAATGGAATGTTACGGGCTGGATTTCGGTTTTACGAATGATCCGAGCGCGCTTGTTCACATTCGACTTTCAGAGGGTGCAATTTATATTCAGGAGCTTATTTATGATTACGGGCTAACGAACCCCGAAATTTGCAAACGTATGAGCGAAGCGGGTATAAAAAGAAACGATACTATTTTCGCAGATTCCGCCGAACCGAAATCAATAAAAGAAATATTAACCAGCGGCTTTAATATTCAAAGCACGGTAAAAGGACCCGATTCAATTATTCAGGGAATTCAAAAAATAAAACAATACCCCGTTTTTTTAGTTCGAAGCCCGAACATTCAAAAAGAAATAAAGAATTACATTTGGCAAATAGATAAACAAGGCAAAACAATCAATAAACCCGTAGACCGTTTCAATCATGCTTTAGACGCGATTCGCTACGGGGTTGTTGGTTTGCTCGGAAAAAAAACAAAAGAATCAATTATAACAACACCCGGAAAACGATAATAAAAATTTATGAATTTACCTTTTGAAATTAACGGAAAAACTATTTTAATCGCTGGCAGTTGGGAGGATTTAACCGTAGGGCAAACAATCGATTTGCTGCAATGGGCGAACGGGGATGAAAAGGATTTAGTAACCCTTGCTTCGATTGTTTCGACGCTCGATAAATCTGAATTGTTAGATTATCCTTACGAGGTAATAACAAAAATAGCCGCGCCCGCTTATAACTTCATTTTGCAAACGAAATTAGATAAGGACGAATGGGAATGCCCGAAGGAATTTAAGTGCGGGGAAAACGTTTATAAAACGTCAATCGATCCGGGTTTAATGAATTACGGATGTATGGAGATTTTTGAAAAAACAATTTCGAACGAATCGACTAACTTTTGTGAAAAAATACCTTTGATGCTGGCAAGTATGATTTATAAAGGAAAGTTTCGGGATCGCGAAATAGAAGCTCGAAAGGATATTGAAAATATTGCAAACAATGAAGTAATGAATATGCCTGTTTATATTGCTTATCCTGTTTCCGCTTTTTTTTTGAACAAATTGCAAATTTCAGTTCAAAGACAGCGGGAAGCAATGAAGGATATTCTGAACTCGAAACCCGCGCTGGAATTAAAGAGCTGGAAAAGTTTGGTAAGTTCGGCACGGTTTATTCGCTCGCAGAAGGTAACCCGTTAAAGTTTAGCGCGGTTTTAGATTTGTCAATGTATGAAGTTAATTTAACTTTTAAAATGCGATCCGAATTAAGAAAGTTTAACCAGCGTTACGAAAAATTAGTAATGAGCGAACACGAACGAAAACACAAAAAATAAACAAATGAGAATAGTTGAAATTTTAAAAAGTTGTTCAAACCCGATAATGGGCGCGGGCTTGTTTTATTCGGGTCCGAAGTGGCTTCAAAACGTGCAAGCTGATAATGTTTCTTTGCCTTGCGTTTTTATGGATCAACCGATAGATTTTAAATTTATTCGGGATTCGAAATACGCTCAAATTAAAGAACAGTACCAACCTATCATTTTATTTTGCGATAAGTCCGAACCTGAATTTACACAGGAGCAGCATAACGAAATAATTGAAACGCGGCGTTTAATTGCAAATCAATTCATAACTAATTTAATTTCGCACCCCGATGTTTTCGAAGTTTATGAAGTTGCATTAAATGATGTTTTTAATTTCCTAGATCAAAATTTAACGGGCGTTGTTTTGCAATTTCAAGTAAAATTAAAGCCCGAAGATGCTATTTGCCCGCAAGCTCCATTTTATTATTCAAATCCTGTTATTGATTTAATAGTAGATAATTCCATTTTTCAGGGAGAAACAAAAACAATTTCAATTTATGGAAGCGGTTTTGTTGAGGGTGCAACTATTTCAATTAACGGAACTTTAATTACAATTAATTCAACTGATTTTATTTCCGCAACTGAAATAGAAATAAACATTTCGGTAAATATTGCGGCTTTAATTGGTACGCGTTCGGTAACGGTTACAAATCCCGATTCGATGCTATTTACTTTTGAAAATTGTTTAACTATTTTACTCGATTAAAATGAGCTTATCGCTGGATAAAAAAACGCTCGAAGATTTCGACAAAAAATTAATTTCGGACTTACGAAAAAGTTTGGATGCAGCGGGAACGACTACAAGCGGGAAAACGAAAGCAAGTTTAAAATCGGATATAACTTTAAATTCTTATAAACTTTTTGGGCGTCCATTTATTTTCGGTTTAGAGTACGGGCGAAAACCTACTTCGGGCGGCGGTAATGGAAGTTTAAAAGGAATTATTTTGGAATGGATTAATTTAAAGGGAATAATTCCAAAAGATAAAATTTCAAAAGAAACTTTAGCGTTTTTAATCGCTCGAAAAATTCATAGGGAGGGCGATTTATTGCATAGTTCAAAACAAAACTTTCGCAAAATGAAAGCACCAACAGGAATAATAAATTCAGTTATCAATGATGGGAGAATAAATCAATTAAGTAAAAGGTTAATTTTGGATTTTGTAAAAAGCGCAAAAACGGAAATTTATGGCAACTGAAATTATTACTAATATTAATTCGGTATTAGAACAAAAAGGAATTCGAGTTTCTGCAAACTTTGTTCAAAGTACATTTAACCCCGCTTTTTATCAATTTAGTTTTGCAACACCCGGAGATTTAAACATTGGGGATTATATTAGGTTTACAAGTGAGCAATTAGGCGGCTTTATAGTCGATATAACGGGCTTAAATGTTACAATCGATACAATACCATACAATGTTTTTTTACCCCCTTCATTTACTGAATTAATTATTTTACCCCCAACGGCTGGAAGTGAAAATTTCGATGTTCGGGTTGTTGCTGCATTTAATCCCGTTGTTATTGAAATGCGAAGAAAGGATTATGAAGATAATACGCTTCAAAGTACTTGGAATTCTTTATATGTTTCAATCCCTTGCGGAACCGTTTTTATGGGCGAATGGGTTTTAGTTGAGGGTTTCGAAGTTGGGGCGGTTATTCAGGTAATAGCGGATAATTCAGCAAACGCATTTAACCATACAATTTTAAACATTTCAAGTTCGGGCGGTATTTTATACGCAACATTCGATAAACTTTTCAGCGCGTTTAGCCCATTTTTTTTAGCTTCAATTAACTTTACTTCGCGATTAAACTTTTATGTTACTTTAAGAATTAAAAACGGGGATTTCGTACCTATTTATAGAGATTTGAGATTCACGCCAGATTCGAACGCATTTATTCGTGCTGAAATTTCGGGGGCTTTAAGGAGCTTAATTAATTTGAATTTTACTATTGATTTAATCGATCCAAACGCAGCCCGAACCGAAGATACAAATTTATACACGCCTTTTTATTTTGCAACAAAAGATAATTGGATTGGAAGCTCCGAAAGTTTTATTACTTACTACGATCCCGAAGACGTTAAATTTGCAATTGCGGGCGCGTTTCAAATCGGGGATCCGAATAACGGATATTATAATAAATACTTTGCGAACACGGCTGGAAGTTCTTTTTATCCTGAAGTTATGCCGCAATGGTTAACGCAATTCGAAAACCCTGTATTTTTCCCGTTGTTTCCTTTTACGCTTTCTTTTTTAGGAAATTCAACTTTAACGGATTTTGAAGAATATATTATTAAATATACAGTAACGCAAGCAAACGGAAATATAACGCCCTATGAAAGCGCACCAATTGTTTTTACTGAATTTATTTCTTTAGCTCGAATTAATATAACCGAAATTGTTTATGCTGAATTTATCGGGAATGAAATTTTAAAAGCAAAAAAAATGGAAATAAGATTTGGGCGTTACGATGAAACACTTTTGTTTATTGATTGTTTAGCCCCGATTACTTTGAACGTTAAACGCCCTTTAGAACAGTCGTGTAACACTTTTTATGTTCGATGGCTAAATACATTAGGCGGTTGGGATTATTGGTTATTTGAGCATAAAATCTATGAAGCGTTAAACGTAGAAAACGGGAATAATTACGAAAGTTATTTTGATAATATTTCGGGAATTTCAGATTTCGAAAATGTTACTTTTAAAAATGTTTCTCCAGCGGTGCAAGTTGGTTCCAGCACGTTAACAAAAAACGAAGCCGAAGGATTAAAAGTTTTAACAACTTCGCCAAAAATATACTGGTATAACGAAGAACTTGAAAAATGGATCGGTGTAATAATTGAACCGGGTACATTTAACATTCGTTCAACAAAGGATAATTATTTTAATATCGAATTAACTTTTGTTAAACCGAAATACTTTAATCAATACGCGTAATGAATCAAATAATTAAAATCGGTGAAACGCCTTTAGATTTAGATTCGGGAACGGTTATTTCCACTACTAAGCGCGTGGCGAATATTGGAACGCTGGAACGTCAATCGAGCTTTACAAACAAACTAAACTTACCCGCAACGGCAAATAATTTAGCCGCGATTGGAATGGTTCAGGGAAGCGATAATTCGACAAAAAAATATATTAAACAATTGGGTTCGGTTTCTGCAAATGGAATCGAAATAATGAATGCCGCGCAATTCAGTTTTGAAAGTTTAAGCGATCGAATAGAAGTTTTAATTAATTCAGATAATGCTGTTTTCTTTGATTTAATAAAAAAAACATTTTTGCGTGAATTAGATTTAATAGATTTAGATCATTTGTGGACAAAAACCGAAATGATTAATTCAATCGGGAATGATTTTAATGACGGTTATATATACGCTATTCACGATTCAGGTTATCAAAGTCAATTTACAACTTCATTAAATTGTTTCGGAATAGTTCCTTCGGTTTTCGTTAAATACTTATTTCAAAAAATAGGCGGAACTTTCGGTTATACTTTTTACGGCGGTCCGTGGGATGAAAGTTATTTCGAAAACTTATTAATGCCTGTAATTGATTGCAAAGTAGGAGCGCGAAACCTTGAAGAATTACAATGTAAATTTATTTCAAACACTCCGAAAACTTATATTAGTAATCCTTTAGATTTTTATTTCAATTTTGAGGATTACGATTTAATTGAAAATACAACGGGCGGCGCTTTTGTAGATAAATGGAATGTTACACCAAACGGCTTTTTTTATTATTTACATATTCCAGCTAATTATCGATTTGTTTTAGATTACGATATTACGGTAATTGAAGCGTTCCCCGGTAACGGCGTAAGTGCTGGATTACAATTAAATGTTTACCGGACTTTAGACGGCTCAATAGATTCAATAGACGGGTTTCCATTTAATACATTTCAAACTGCAACACCGGGAAACCATACGGGGCAAATAATAGTTAATTGCGCTTTTGAAGATTTTATCGAAACAACTTTAAACCCGAATTTAACGGGTTCGGAAAATACAAAAGTTTACGCCTTTATTGAAGTTTTAAACGCGCCCGGTTCTTTTGCAAATAATTCATTAACAATAAATAGTTTAACGTTCAATATTGAGCAAATTACAAACGCTCCTGTTTCTCATTACAATCGATTGTATAACATTCAGGAAAGTTTACCGAATTGGACTTGCGGAACTTTTATAAAAGAAATTTCAAATCTTTTTGGAATTATTCCCATAGTTAACGAATACGATAAAACAATTCGGTTAATGATGTTTAACGAATTGAATGAAAATAAATCAATTGCGAAGGAATGGCAAAGTAAAATTGATTTATCAAACGATACAACATTTACTTTTAAAATTGACGGGTACGGTCAATTAAATACATTTGAATATTTGCCCGATGCAACATTTGGATATTCGATTAATATTGAAAACGAAAGTTTGCCAAAAGAAATTGAATACATAAAAAGTTTATTTAATTATTCAAGTTTTTCGAGAATATTAAATAAAACATTCAATACTATTTTTTTAAATAATTACAATCCCGAAATTCAATTAAATTCAAATTATACTTATAAAAGTATGATGAAATTTAATAAAGCCCCGCGCATTGCGTTTTTATTTACTCAGAACACCGAAGTTATTTATTCGAGTTTTGGCGAAGCAAACGTTACGGAAAACACAAACATTCCATTCTTAGGATTTGAAGAACAAAGTTTTCAAAGTTTTAATTTAGATTGGGCTTATTTATATCCAACATTTTATCAAAGTTTGTTTAATGGAATTACAAATAACATTTTAAAAATTGAATTAGAATTTCGTTTAACTGAATTTGATATTCAGGATTTCGATTTTTCGATTCCTATTTATTTGGAAAATCCTTCGGGCTTTTATTACGTGCAAGAAATTAAAGATTTTACCAGCTCGTCCGAAAGCACTTCGGTTGAACTTTTACGAATTGGATAATTAATTTAAAAACTTTTTACAATGGCTGAAACGCAAACTTTAATATTAGATATTCAATTCAAAAGTGAGGACGTAATTAAAAAAACGGCGGATTTAAAAAATCAGGTTGCGGGATTAAAAACCGCGAATGCAGAACTTTTAAAAAGCGAAGGGCAAGTTACCGACGCGTATATTAAAACCGCAACTGAAATTAAATTTCTAACAAAAGAAATTTCAAATAACGAACGTCAATTATTAGTGCAAGCGCAAGCGGTAAACGCGAACGCTGGAAGCTACGAACAATTATTAAGAAACTTTCAATTAGCCGAAGTTGAATTAAAAAATTTAACGGGAACGCTTCAACAAAATGCGGACGGTACGACCGAATTTACAGAGGCGTATTTTAACGCAAAAAAACAAGTCGATCAGGCAAAGCAAGGGATATTATTATTTAATTCGGGAATAAGCGTAGGAACGCAAAACGTAGGGAATTACGGAAATACTTTGGAAGGGATGCGGGCGAAATTATCCGATCTCCAAAAAGTAATTCAAAGCACCGATGTCAATTCAGTTCAATTTAGCGAAGCCAAAACCGAAGCCGAAAACTTAGGTTTAGCAATCGGGCAATTAGAAGGGAAATTAGACGAATTCGGAAACAAGGAACCGAAGAACCCCGCGAAAAGAACTTTCGAAGATACCATAGCAACGGCGGGCGCGGCGGCTTCGGCGTCTCAATTAGTTAGTTTAGCATTCGGAGAAAACAAAGAGGTAACCGAAGCAATGGCAGCCAGCGTTAAATCGCTTGCAATCGGTCAACAAATCGCAAACATTGTAAAAGAAAAGGGCGCAATCGCAGATACTTTCGCGGCAATCGCGCAAAAAAGTTTAATTGCGGGAAATGCTATTTTAGCTTTTGGCACTACGGTATTAACGGGAATAACAACGGCGTTCGGGGTTGCTTCGGCGGCGGCGTGGACTATTGCAACTTTAGGGGTTGCGGCTTTAATTGGTGGAATTGCGGCTTTAATTGTTTATTTTGACGATATTAAAAACGCGGTAACGGATTTTTTAGGATTAACCAGCGAACAAACACGCGCCGCAACTTTAGCAGCCGAACAATATAAAAAACAAGGGGATGCAATCAATTTTGCGCGGGATGCTTACGATAGGTATTCGACGATAGTCGGTGCAACTTACGACCGCGAAATTAAATTAGCTTCGGCGGCGGGAAAAAATACGGTTGAACTTGAAAAACAAAAAGCAAAAAGTTTCGAGGATTCAACAAACAAACTTATTTTACAATTACAAGCGCAATTGAAATTAGGGCAAGCGGCAAAAATTAGCGCAAAAGAACAAATCGCATTAAGCCGCGAGATTCAGGATTTACAAGGGAAAGTTTTAGATTCAAAAACTGAAACGGCTGCAAAAGATATAGCAATTGAAACCGAAAAAAACGAAAAAATTGCAGCGGCAAATAAAGCAGCGGGCGAAAAAGCAGCCGCCGACCGCAAAAAATACAATGAAACATTGGTTTCGCTGGATGCTGAATTTAATTTAAGTGAACGCGAAAAATTAGCGAAAACATTTACAGACAAATCCGCAGCATTAAAAGGAAACGGAGAAAAAGAAATTCAACTTCGCGAAAAAATCGAAGCGGATAAACAAGCGGCTTTATTAAAGTTTGATGAAAATTTAGCAAAAGCCGAAGCAGATAAAACGCAAACGCGAATTGATAATGAATTAAGCATACAAGCGCAATTATTAGCAACCGAACAAGACAGTTTAACAAATCGTTTAGCACTATTCGAAAATTCATTTGCAGCGAGGGAAGCGGCGTTAATAAAACAAGGTGCAACGGAAGTACAAATAGAAAAAATCAAACAAGCGGAAATTCAAAAAATAAAAGATACTTTCGCCGCCGAAGATTTTAATAATCAAATTGCAGCTTTAAACGCGCAATTAAAGTTAGATCAAGATGCGGTCGATTTAAGCACGGCAACGGAAGCCGAAAAGCAAGCGGCAAAGCTGGATATTCAAATAAAAAGTTTAGAACAACAGTTAGCGTTAACGGCTCAATTTGCGGGCGCGGATGGATTAATAACTCAAACTGAATTACAAGGAATTCAAACCATTCAAACGGCTTTAGAAGCGGCGCGAAAAGGATTAGGCGAAGTAAAAACCGACCAACCTACATTCGGGGAAAGTTTAGGGCTTTCAGATGAAGACGTAGAAAAAGCAGCCGAAGCAGCCGAAGCTATTGGATCGGGATTAAACAAAGTTCAGGAAATTGTTAATTTAGGATTCGAAACTCAATTAAATAATATTGACAAAGGCGCGCAAGCTGAAATAGACGCGGTTAATAATTCAACTTTAAACGAAGAACAAAAAGCGGCAAGGATTAAAGAAATCAATAAAAAGTCGGCGCAAGAAAAATATAAAATTGCAAAAAAACAATTTGAAACCGACAAAGCATTTGCAACGGCGCAAGCGTTAATAGGCGCGGCGCAAGCAATCATTCAGGGCTTTGCGCAATTAGGACCGATCGGGGGCGCAATTGCAGCTATTACAACGGCGGCACTAACGGCGGCGCAAATTTCGGCGATACAATCGCAACCGCCGCCAGCAGCTCCGGGCTTTGCAAAGGGTGTAATCGGGTTAAATGGTCCCGGAACTGAAACAAGCGATTCGATACCCGCGCGGCTTTCAAGGGGCGAATCGGTTATTACTGCAAGGGGAACTAATTTTGCTCAAACAAATTACCCCGGCTTACTTGAATTCCTAAATACTCGAAATCGCTTCGCAACGGGCGTTATTAATTTTGGCGGGGCAAATGTACCAACGGCGGCTAACGATTCAACTGAGCGCCTTATTTCGGCTATTTCGGGTATTTCTCCGATCGTCAAGGTTACGGATATAAATAAAAAACAATCGGATTATTCAGAAGTTCGCGTAAATGGAACAATTTAAAAAGGAAACTCGATTAGAAATTATTAAACGTTTGAGCGATTCGGGCGAAATAATTTCACTTTACAAAGCTGGATTAATAGAACCGTTTGCGATTAAATACCGAAACATTTATTTCGATGTTGACACGTTCCAAAAGATAGGGCAAACGCGAATGGATGCGATTTATAACGCGGCTCAAAAATACAATTGCGGAATTCAAACAATTTACCGCGCGTTAAAATGGATCTCCGAAAAATGATTTACAACTAAAATGATAAACTTTTGATTTACTTAATAAAATACTTTTGACAAATGAACCACCATATTTATTTATACGGCGTAATCGGGCAAGACGTTTTTTTAAAAAATGTTATTGAACAAATGGGCGCGGTACATTCAGGGGAAACGGTAACGGCTCACATTCATTCGCCGGGCGGTTTTGTTTCGGAAGGTTATGCGATTTATGATTACTTAGTTTCACAAGCCAAACAATTAGGTTTTAATTTAGAAACAATTGCAGAGGGCGAATGCAAATCAATTGCAACGGTTATTTTTTTAGCGGCACCCGTTAGAAAAATTACAAGCAATTCCGAATTTATGATTCATAACCCGTGGGGCGCGAATGAAGGGGATGCGGCAAGTATGCAAAAATACGCTTCGATGCTAAAAGAAGAAGAAAAAATGTTGGCAAAGTTTTATTCTAAAAAAATCGGAATTGATATTGCAGATATTTTAAGCTGGATGAAAACAGAAACTTATTATTCCGCTTCGGAAGCGGTTAAAATGGGTTTTGCGACTGAGGTAATTGATACAATGAAAGCGGTTGCATTATATAACGAAAACAATTCAAACAATAATTTAATTAAAACAAAAATGAACAAGCCAAACTTTAATTTACAAAACTTTAAAGCGATTGCAAAACGCGCTTTAAAAGCCCTTTCGGGCGAAGCGGTTAAAAATCTCGATGCCTTTTTGGAAGACGGAACCGCGTTATTTATTGACACCGAAGAAAGCGAACCAGCCGTTGGGATGGCAGTTTTTATTGCGGAAACAGGCGAACCAGCACCCGATGCAGCGCATACGTTGGATTCAGGAATGGTAATCGTAACGGTTGCGGGTATTATTACAGAAATTAACCCTGTTGCAGCGCAATCAATTGAAGAAATGCAAGCAAGGATTTCGGAACTTGAAACGGCTTTAGCCGAAGTTCAACCGATCATTGCAAACCTTTCGAATATTACGGGTGAATTTACGCCAAGTGCAAAATCACAAAGAACCGTTCAAACGGGACCGGGACGCGCTGAGGGTGCAGCAAAAACAAAGGCGGTTTCGTCTTTTGATAAAAGCGCAATCAAACCAAATCAAAGAGCAAAAAACTAATTTAATTAACTTTTAAAAAAATAAAAAAATGATTTTAGATCCTTCAGATTTGACCTTTAACGGTCAGGAAGCACGCGACATAGGCGAAGCAGTAATAGAAAGCATTTTCGAAAATCCAGCGGTTGCTGATTTAATGACGGTTTATGATGGAATCGTTACAAAAAAACAAATTCCTTTTTTGGGTACTTTGTCAAAAATTACTAAAAAGGATGCGGGTTGCGGTTCGGGTGTAAGCTCGAATAACATTCCAATGACTGAAAAGTTTTGGGAACCTGAAAACCTTAAAATTTGGTTGCAACTTTGCGCCGAAGATTTGTTAAATTCATTTTGGGTTTATGCTCAAAAATTAGGAATGGATCGTTCGGACGTAACGGGAACTACAATCGCTTCGTTTGTAGTTGAACGTATGACGGCAGCGGCTCAGGAAGATTTACTTCGCATTATTTGGTTTAACGATAAGGATGCGGAAAATGTAGACGATGGAGGGGTAATTACGGACGGCGTTTCGATTACAGATTACAATATTATCGACGGTTTGTGGAAACAAATTTTCGCGGTTGTTGCTGGCGATGCTTCGCGTTTAAGTACGATTGCTGAAAATGCTTTATTGACTAAAACGGCTCAAATGGCACTTGCTGCAAATCGCGCTTTTAATACTTTCCAAAAAATGATTAATGCAGCGGACGCACGTTTAAAAAGCGCGCCCGATAAAATTATCATTTGCACATCAAGTTTATTGGATAATTACGCGTCTTATTTAGAAAGTCAAGGTTCGGATGCTTCATTTATTCGCATTGAAAACGGTTATTCAACATTACGTTATAGAAACATTACTATTTACGGAATGGATTTTTGGGATCGTACAATTCAATCAGATTTCGATAATGGTACAACTTACGATTTACCGCACCGCGCTTTAATGACAACGAAAATGAATTTAGCAGTTGGAAGTGATAAACTTGCGGATGCTGAAACATTTAAAGTTTATTATTCCGAAGATACCGAACTAAATAATTTCAAGGGTAAATATCGCGTAGATGCGAAAATTATGCAAGATTATTTAATTCAAGTAGCTTACTAAATTTTAATTGCGGGGGAATTAACTTTTCCCCGCTTTTTATTCACTAATAAAAAAAATAAAACTATGCCAAGCGTAAGTTGTCCCGGTATTAATGCCGATGTTTTTTTAGATTGCACCAAGCCAATTTCGGCGGGTGTAAAAGATATGCTTTATTTGGTGAATTTCGCCGATATTGCTACGATTGTAGAGGATATGACAAACCCTAATTTAATTGAAAGTTTCACGCTTGCTGCGGGTGCTTTCCTTTATCGTTTTGAGGGAAAAAATAATTCAATAGATCCGAAAAGCACACTTGTAAAAGCGCGTTATTCAAACACATTTAATCACGAATGTATTTTCAAAGTTTTTGATAATGCAAGTTCGATTAAACAACAGTTGGAATATATGACAAATACTAAGGTTGTTGCGATTGTTGAAAATAATTACAAAGGTTCAACGGGCGAAGTTCCTTTTGAAATTTACGGGCTTCGCAGCGGTTTAGAAATTACCGTTATGGAGCGTATTGTAAACGATCAGGAAACGCAAGGGGCTTATAATATTACTTTGAGTTCTTCGGAGCAAATCAAGGAACCATATTTACCAGCAACTTTATTCGATACGGATTACGCGACTACAAAAGCATTCGTAGAAAGTTTATTAACTGTATGATTTTAGACCAGCTAAAACGTGAGCTGGAAGAATTGAAAAGCCCTTTGCTACATTCTCGAAAAGGGGATGCAATGCAAAGGGTTTTTGTAATTTATAAAGCGGTTACAGGGCGCGAACCGAGGGGCGTGCGGTGTTTTCAATGCGCGGTCGATGCTTTCTTTGAATTAAAGAAAATAAGCACATTGGGCGAGGGTTGGGATAATTCAGTAAATTTGAATTCTGAATTTAAACAAATTAATAAAAAACAAATGGGAACTTTAAAGAAATACAAAATGCTTACAAGCCGTTTTCGAATGTTTGGAAGCCCCGATACTATTACACCTGAAAACGCAACGGATGAAAAAATTGATGCGATTTTAAAAATTAACCCGCAATTTTCAAAGTTTTTTCAATTAGTTGAAAAGCCAGCAAAAAAAGAAATTCAAAGCGAAACTTTAAGCGAAGAAATTACGCCCGAAGTAATCGAAGAAACTCACATTGATTCAAGTAAATTTGAAGCTCCGAAACTTTCAAAGATTACAAAAAAAAGGGGCGGGCGTTTACCAAAAAAAACAAATTAATTAAATTACTATTTTCAAAATGGAACACGGCAGCCGAATAACAATCCCGCGAAGTAATAAAAGATTAATTATAACTTCATTAAAACAGGAGAAAATTCTCGGTTGGGATTCCGATAATAGTTACCCGCAAAGAATGGTCGATTTAATTGCGTGTTCGGGCGTTGCGACACGTTGCGTAAATAGGTTTCGAAGGTTTATCGTTGGGCGCGGCTTTTCCGATCCATTAATTTATAAATCGGTAACGAATCGCAACGGCGTTACAATGGATAAACTATTGAACCTTTGCGCGAATGATTACGCGGCTTTATATGGTTTCGCCGTTCACGTTAAATACAACGGATTAGGGCAAATTATCGAGCGTAATTATATGCCTTTTCAGGACACGCGTTTGGCTTTAAACGGGCAAATTGCGTATTATAATAATTGGGACGGTTCCAGCCAAATAACAAAGTTTAATCGCGGGGATATTGTTTATTTAAACCGCTTCGATCCGTCGAAAGTTATTGAAGAAATAAACGAAATGGAGGGTTTGAGTTATGCAGAAAAAGCGGCAAAATATCCCGGTCAAGTTCTTTGGTATTCGCAAGCGGGTTTTAATGCTTATCCTGTTGGTTTAGCGGATCCCGTTGCTGAAGATATTGAAACAGATTACCAAGCGAAACTTTATAAAAATAAAAACATTCGAACTTCGTTTACAAGTTCTGGAATGTATATTGATTTCGGGGTTTCGGAATCGGAAAATATTAGATTTCAAAAGCAACAAGTTTTAACCGAATTTCAAGGGGCTGACGGCGCGGGAAATATTATGTATGTTGAGGTCGAACCCGGTCAACAAGCCCCAACGTTCACGCCTTTTAACGCTGGTTCGGGCGTGGATAATCGTTTCGAATACCACGAAAAATCTGTTGAACAAGCGATTGTTAAATGTTTTGCAATTCCTAATATTTTGGCTGGCGTATTGCAGCCGGGAAGTTTGGCAACGTCCAGCGAATTAGTTGAAGCGTATATTATTTATAATTCCGAAACGGAACCCGATCGAATTGTTTTCGAAGAACAGTTTTCGCGTTTGATTGGAAAGCCCGTTTCTATTTTGCCGTTGGAATTGAATTCAGGGGCAAACGTCGAAACAAACGTTTTAACGGCTCCGAATACAACCGACGCGCCAATAGTCGAAGAAAGCGTAAATGTTGCAGCAACGGCTTTAAACGGCGCGCAAATCGCTTCGTTAAACGAAATCATTGCAAACATAACGGCGGGAATTTATCCAGCCGAAACAGGGCGCGCAATTATCGGGGCTTCATTTCCATTTTTAACAACGTCGCAAATTGATTCAATGTTAAATCCTTTAAGAAAATGACACAAACAATTAAATTAATTTCGGTTTCAGATATTCAAATGTTTCGGGCGATTTCCGATAATGTACCCGAAGCGCGTTTAGATCCGTATATTATCGAAGCTCAGGAATTGGATTTATACGAACTTTTAGGAAAGGATTTATATTTAAAACTTTTTACCGAAGTTTCGCCCCCAACATTTCCAGCAACTTATTATTATCCCGAATTGAAAAACCATTACGCGGGGTTTCTTTGTTATTCGGCTTATGCGCGTTTACTTTCGCAAAATCAAACAACGGTTACCGCTTACGGGGTTGTTTCAAAGAAAACCGACTTTAGCGATTTAGTACCCGAACCAACTTTGCAAAGGACCATTAAGGCGGCGCGCGGTTCGGCTCAGGAATACGCGAAAAGATTAATTGATTTCTTAAATGATAATTCAGAAACTTATCCCGAATGGGAAACAAGCTGCAATTTTCGCGGCAAAATAAACCATACGGGAACTGCTTATTTAGGCGTTGTTCGTGGAAATAAGAGTATTTTTAAAAGAAAACTTTTTTAAATGGACGTTACAATAACTAACGCGGGCGGTCGAATTGAAATAGTCGATTTAAGAAATGATTTGACTAATAATTACAATGTTTTAAAGGACGGTTTGCGGTTGTTTAATTTGGGCGATATAGTTCGAATAACTTTCATTAACCGAAGAAACATTGAAATTAATTATAATGAAGTCGAACTAATTAACGGGGCGACTTCGGTTTTTCCTGTTTCGGGCGTGGATTTCCTGAATGAATTAAATGATTTATTAGGGGATTTCGGTACGGGCGGCGGTGCAACGGCTTTAGAAGATTTAACGGATGTTGAAATAACTTCGGTTGCAAATGGAGAAGTTTTAATTTATGATTCGGCTTTGTCGAAATGGGTTAATACTTCGGCACCGGGCGGCGGCGATATGTTTAAAAGCGTTTACGATACCGATAATGACGGGGTTGTTGACAAAGCGGAAACCGTGCAAATTATCGTTCGAAATTCAACGGGCGTAACATTAACAAAGGGGCAAATTGTTTATTTATCGGGTGCAACGGGAAACCGTCCGAATGCAGTTTTAGCTCAAGCAAATAGCGAAGCAACAAGTTCGAAAACAATCGGTTGGGTTTTTGCAAATATTAATAATAATTCCGACGGGTTTATTGGGGTTTCAGGAAGCGCGCACGATTTAGATACTTCGGCTTTTACCGCGGGGGGTGCTTTATGGCTTTCGCCAACGGTTGCGGGTGGTATTACTGCAACTATGCCAACACAACCAGATCACGCGGTTTTTATCGGGTATTGCGCTCGTTCGCATCCAACACAGGGGCGAATAGTTTTTAATATTCAAAACGGGTACGAGTTGGAAGAATTGCATAATGTTTTAATTACTTCGGTTGCAGATAATGACGGGTTATTTTATGAAAGTTCAACGCAGCTATGGAAAAATAAACAACTACCCGTTCAAGTTGGATCATTTGGCGTTACTGTTGACGGCGTTTCTTCTATAATTCAAATCGGTCAAACGGGTTTTGTTACAATGCCTTACGCTGGAACTATTACGGGTTGGAGCATTACAACAAATGCCGTTGGTAGCGTTCAATTTGACGTATGGAAAACGAACGCTGCAATTCCAATTTCCGCAAATAGTATTGTGGCTTCAGCACCGCCAACACTTACAACGGCTCAATTTATTACTTCAACAACTTTAACGGGTTGGACAATAACTTTTGCGGCGGGTGATGTTTTCGGTTTTTATGTAAATTCTGTTTCAGGTATAAAAAACGCAACATTAACTTTAAGATGTAATAAGTTATGATACAATTTTGTGAAATAATAAATCGTGGTACAAGCATTAGAATTGTAACAAGGGATTCTGAAAATGAAAATTTTAATGATCCAATTGAATTTGAAATTAATGTTGAGCTAAATAGTTTAGAAGAACTTATTTTTTCAATTAATAATTTTTTAAATAATGGCGGTTAAATATTGGGTTGGTGGAACTGATACTTGGAATACCGTAGCGGGTAGCAAATGGTCTTTAATTTCAGGCGGTACAACTTATACAACTATTCCAGCGGTTGGGGATGACGTTTATTTCGATTCGGCTTCGGGCTCGGGTACTGTTACAATAGGTGCGGGTGCAACTGCTACTAATATTTTTTTTACGCATCCTATTACAGGAAATTATGCTGGAACACTTAATATAGCTACTAATATGACTGTTGTAAATAGTTTTACATTATCTCCAGCATTAGGATTTAGTGTTACAGGAACAGGAACATTAATTAGATCAGGAAGCTCAGGTACATTAACATCTAATGGAAAAATTTGGAGCGGTAGTTTACAAACTTCAAGCATCGGAGGAGCTACAACTACTTTTGGAGATAATTGGACTATTAATGGTAGTATGTTGGGAACTATAGCTCAAGTTAATATAACTGCGGCAGCGGCAAGAATAATAACAATTAATGGCAGTTTAACTACAAATAATAATTACACTTGCACAAATATTACTTTTGTTTTAAATGGAACAGGGGTATCAAGTACACTAAGTGGAGGTATAACAACAGCAATTATCAACATTAGCCCTACTGCAATAATTACACAAGCTGGACTTACTCTTACAAATTGTATTTTTAGTATTGTTGCACCATTTACAGGTACTTTTACATCTACGGGTGGTGTTTCATTTGGCGGTGTAAGTAATACACTAAATAATGTTTCAAGTATTACATTTTTATCAATGGCTTTTCTTGCAACAGGAGGGCAACAACTTATACTAAATTCAAATGCTAATACAGGAAATTTAAGTGTTAATGGGGGTGCGGCAGGCGCAATAAATGGTTTATTTACTTTATCTGTTAGTGGAAACTTAATTCCAGCAAATGGATTAACAGGGACGTCTACTATTCAAATGGTTGGTTCATCTAATGCAACAATAAGCACGGGAACAATAGTAAATAATTTAACTATAAATAAAAGTGGCGTTGCAACTGTTACGTTTACTGCATCAAATACGTGGGGAGCAGCAAATAGAACATTGACATTTAATAGTAATGCTATTTTTACAATTGGAACAACACTTACATTAAGTGGATCACCTTTAACAATTGTTAATAATAGCACGCCTGTAACTCAATTTGTAAATATGTCAATTCCCGCAAATACCACATTAAATATAAATGGAGCAACTACGCCAATTTCAGGAACATTATTGTTAACAGGTGGTGCAACATTTGGAGGTACTCACGGATTTATAACTCAAAATTTTACTAATACTGTTCCCGGATCAGCAATTACATTTCAAAATATTGTAGCAAATCCAAACGCTGAATATATTGTAAATGGTGTATTGACATTAATAGGAACTTTGGCAAATCGAATAACATTACAAGCGGCTGGTTCTGCAACATTTAACGGAACAATTAATCCCGTTGGTCAATTAAATTATTTAAGCGGAACTATTCCATCCATTGGAATGACTTTATCCCAAAATACAGGGGTTTCGCCTGTTGGTTTAATTGGATTATTACCAAACAGACCAGTTATTACAGGGGGAACATCTCCAACGTTTACAATTACACCAAGTGCAACGGCAATTATTGGAACATCTTTTTCAATGCGAGCGGGATATAAAGCAAAGTTTACTTTAACAAATGGAACGGGAAGCCAAAATGTTGCATATACTACAACACAGGATATTGATTCCAATTCAGGGGCTACAATAACATCATTTGGTTCAAATGGAGACGATATAAATAATACTACAATATCTTTATTCAGAACATTAAATTGGGGTCCTTTAATTGCGCCTTCGGGTTCTGTTTATTATACATTCGTAAATTAAATAATATGAAAATCAATAAAGCTGGTTATGATTTAATTAAAACTTTTGAAGGTTGCAGATTAAAGGCGTACAAATGCAGCGCGGGCGTTGTTACAATTGGCTACGGTTCCACTTATTACCCTAATAGAAGCCCAATTAAAATAACCGATAAATTAAATAGTGTTCAGGATGCCGAAGATTTATTATTTGTAACGGTTGAGGAATTCGAAAATAATGTTTCGGCTTTATTTTATAACGTTACTTTGACGCAAAACCAATTTAACGCGCTTGTTTCTTTTGCTTTTAATTTGGGCGTTGGCGCGCTTGCTAAATCGACTTTATTAAAGAAAGCTAAACTTAATCCAAACGATAAAACAATTGCTTTAGAGTTCGCGAAATGGGTTAATGCGGGCGGTAAAAAGTTACCCGGATTAATACGCCGAAGAAAAGCGGAATCCGATTTATACTTTATGCAATAAATTGAAAACCTGAATGCGATTGAATCGTATTTTGGTTTATGAAAACAATTCTTTTTTTATTCGCCTTTTTAACTTTTGTAAACATTGGAAACGCGCAATGTGATTCGGCAAATGTTATAAAATCCTTTTGGGGTTTCCCGTCTTTTAATTCATTAAATAATACGGGGCAATGTATTTCGGCAAATATTACCGATACAACTATTTGTGTAAAGGTTAAAAAGATTTTAGCAACTCAACAGGCGCGTTTTAGTTTTAGCAGCCCATTTGGAAGCCCATTAATAGTAAATGAAATTCGGCAATATAATTCGGATTGTATTTTTATAGGTTACGGAAATTTAATTGATGCGGGAATTGATACGGTTGTAATTTGTTATTCGATTTCGTCCGAATTAATCGATAATTTTTGCCCTTACGCGTTAATTATTTCGCCTTTAGCGGTCGAGTTTTGCGGGCTTTCGGCGGTTATGGGTGCGGAATTTTTAAACGTTCAATTTAAAACGTGTTCAAATACAAATACGGATCGTTTCGAATTAATTATTTCAAAGGATTTAATAAGCTGGAACGTTGCGGAAACTATCCAGCCGCAAATCGAAAACAATTCGAATGAAAGCGTTTATAATGTTCAAACAAATAACTTCGAAAATGGAATTAATTATTTAGCGATTCGGGAAATCGATTTAAACGGGAACGCGACGGCTTCGGAAATTGCTTATTTCGAATGCAGAAATAAAAAAGAAACTTTTAAAAGTTATTTTGATTTATCGGGGCGTTCGGTTTCAGGAAATACACAATTTAAAATCGTTCGCAATGATTGAACCGCGCAAACTAAGAACCGTTTTAAATATTGTTTTTGAATATTGGAACTATTGCGTTGGTTCGATGGCAATTATTACGGGCTTTTGGTTATTCTTTTTAAAGCAAATAGATAAAGAAACATTCGCGTATATTATAGGGGCGGTTATTACTTTAAAATGGGTTTGGAAGCCAAAAGAAAAGGAGGCGAAAAATGATTAATAATAATTTAGATACTTTAATAACTTATTCGCTAGATCCTGTTTGCGTTATTGGTGAAATATGCAAAATTCATAAATACAAGCATATTGAAGTTATAAGCAAGTACGGAAAAACTATTGAAATGCAAACCGATTATTTAAACGAAAACTTTGATTTAAAAAATAACTACTTTATTTCTGAAACGGGGCAAATCTTTTTTACTGAAAAAGAAACAACGGCGGTTAATTATAATTTTGTAATCCCTGAAACCGTTATTCGATATTCAGATACTTTAAAACTAAATGATTTGCAATATCTAAAACAAGGCGATACACGAAGCGCAAATGAATTAATAGTATTACACCCCCAAAAAGAAACAATAAGCGTTAAAAACGATTTAAACGGGCTTTGTTTAGGGATTGAATTTACTTTAATGCTTGTTTGCAGTTTAGTTTATTTGGTAAACTCTTTTAATTCGTGGTTTACGATGTTTTCAAAAATCAACTTTGCATTGAAATCATAAACAATTAATTGTTTATTAATCTATTTTGCGGCTTTATTTTAAATAAATGAGCGCGAGGTATATTTTAACTAATTCAATCGATTTATTTTATGTAGTAACCGACGAAAGCGGGGTTATTGTGGGAAGTAACGATTTGTTTAAGGAATATACAAGCCATATTAAACCGAAAAATGTTTCTGAAATCATTTCGGACAATTCCGATTTTAGCGAGTTTTCGGATTCCGTTAAAATAGCAAAGGACCGCGCGCCGTTACCTATTCGATTTTACGCAAAGACGAAACAAAAAAACGGATCGATGCGTTGGAACCTTTGGAATATTTATTTTATTCTTAATTCGCTTCATTTTGTAGGTTTACCTATTACCGATGTAACAAGTATAACGAGCCACGAATACGAAAAACAAAAGCAACTTTTAGAGGATTTCCGCTTTATGCTTTCTCACGAATTAAGGCAGCCATTAACCAGCATTGCGGGACTTGTTAAAATGCTAATTGAAAAAGATTTTACACAAACGGACGAAGAAAATATTAAATTGCTCGAAATGGTTAATTTATCAGTTGAGCAGCTCGATAAATCAATTCATAATTTAGTTAAAAAAGCAACGCGGCAAATTTAATTTAAAATGATTGCAGAAAACTTTTTACCGAAAACCGATTTAGAAGCGGACGAACGTTTAATAAAAGTAATTTCGAATTATGTTTTGGAAAAGGAAATGCCTTTAAGTTTTGCAAAAAATGTTTTAGAAAACAATCTTCGAAATAAAAATGATTTCGGTAAATTTTGGATGCAACTTTTATTAATAACCCAAGTCAATGTATAAAGGAATAAATTTAGTTTTGATCGCTTGTTTTATTTTAATTGTGCTTTTGTTTAGAAGCTGCAGTTTAAACCGCGAATATTTAACCGAACTAAAAAAACAGGATTCCGAAATAAACAATTTCAAAAAAACACGGCTTCGGGATTCGAGTTTTATTTATAGCCAAAAAATAAATATCAAAATAAAAGACGATCAATTAAAAAAAAACGAACAAGAAATATTTGCGCTTCGGGTTATGAAGATCAAAAAACCGAAAGAGGTAATACAATTTAAAACGCGTTATATTATTAAAACGGAAATCCCGATTGCAGAAACCGAACAAATCGATTCAGTTAATTATTTGCGGGTTCCTGTTTCGTTTTCAAAGGGTGAAATGTGGTTTTCTATAAATGGACAAATTTTGTCCAATGGAACGCTTCTAATCGATTCTTTGATTGCACCCGCACAATTTACCTATTCAGTAGGGGACACGCTGCGAAACGGTTTATTTAATCGTTTATTCAGGAAATCCGATCAAGTGGTACGGTTACACATTGACAATCCTAATATCCAGCTTCAGGGAATGACTAATATATATATTAAGGACCGCAAAAAATGGTTCGAAACTACGGGCTTTAAAATCGCTTTCGGGGCATTTTTAGGTTTCGGGCTTGCTTCGGCAAAATAATTTTCCTATATTTTACAAGGGTTACAGAACAAAATGCAATTATTTTAAAAATAAATTTGGTTTGTATGATAGAATAATACTATCTTTGTTGAAACAAAACGAAACCCCTATACAATGACAACTTTAGAATTCAAAAAAATCGCAACTGAAAAATTCAACACGATTTCTACAAATGATTTAATCATAGAAGCTAAAAAATTAATGCTGGATGCTTCGAACGCTTCGGATATAGTTTTTGAGGTTATAACAGATATTCTTTTCGAAAGAATGCCCGAAGCTGAATTTGTAGAATTTTCAAAATCAATCTAATAAATCGGGCGGCTAATAACCGCCCTTTAAACCCCGATCAAATGAAAAACGAAACACTCGATTTAATAATCGAAAACTATAAAAATCAATTGCGCGAATTAACGCAGCTTGATCATTTAACAATTGAACAGGAAAGCGAAAAGAAAAACCTAATTAAAGCCCTTACGGATTTAGTTTCCGCGCGCATCCATTACGAAACGTTTTATGAATCCAATTAAATACGATGTTAAAAAGCTAAATGAAGCGGTTAAATACTTTTTCAGGAAGCACGGAAACGAAACAGTCGATTCCATTTCAAAAAAATATTGCGTTCCCGTTGGAACATTAAACGTTCGCATTTCAAACGAATTAAAACGAAAACAAAAATTAAAAATGAAAAACAAAAGTATAATATTTCAGGGGCGAATGATTACGGTTTATTATTCCTATGAGTTTTTTCCCGGCTTAATGAATTATCCCGATTCAATCGAATTTGAATTTGGTTCCGTTGTTTATCGAAACAGAAATATAACCTATTTGCTTTCCAGCGATAGTTTAAATGAAATCGAAAAAATCATTTTGGAGCTGGAAGCGGAAACCAACGAAAATGACGAACCCGATCCCGATAGGTTTTATCAAATGAGAAAGGATAATGAAATATGAAAAATGAAAACGGAATGCGAATAAGAAAATTAAGGCGTGAATTAGATATTACGCAAAACGAATTAGGAAAAGAAATCGGTTTACAAAATGGAAAATATATTTCACATATTGAAAGCGGGTTTAGGAACTGTTCAAATGATTACGCCGAAATAATAATTAACGCTTTAAACAAACTCAAAACCAAAAAACGTAACAATGGAAGTATTTAATTTTTTAATCTATTCAGGGGCTGCAATTACGATAGCAGTTCAGGCGATTCAAAACAAGTATATAAAAAACAAATATTCAAAACTTCAAAAAATGGAAACTAATTATTTTCTCGAAAATGCCGAATTGAAAAAACACCGCGCGCACTTAAATTTTGTTATTAGCGAACAGGCGGAAACGATTTCCGATTTACGCGCTCAAATGCAAAACCAATTTATAAACGTGGATTATTTAAAAAATATCCTTGCAAAGTTTCAGCGATTAAATAATGAGCTTTTGGATAAAATCGAAACGCTGGAAGATAAACGCAAATATAACGGCAAGCAAAAAAAAACAACTCAAACGAAAACAGAAAAACCGATTTACGAATTCAAAACTAAAACAAACTAAAAATGGAAATTCAAGGAACTTTAATCAAAATTTTACCGATTGAATCGGGACAAAAAAACGGCGGCGGGGAATGGTCAAGCCAAAATATTATAATTGAACAGGAGGGGCAATATCCGAAACCCCTTTCGATTACTTTATTCGGGGATAAAATAAACCTGTTAAATGGGATTCAGTTAAATGATAAATTAAGCGTTTCGATTAATTTGGAAAGCCGCGAGTATAACGATAAGTATTTCACTAAGGTTAACGCGTGGAAAATTGCAAAACTATGAATAAGGTAATTATCAAACATTCGTTACCCCAAAACGATCAAAGGTGGACCTTAAACGTTTTGCGCGGTTCGGTTTTCCTTTCATCTATTATAAACGAAAAGGATCAAACTATTTCGGTTTACTTTCTTTCCAATCAGGAAGAAAATGAAACAGAGGTTCGAATATTTCAGGATATTGGAACGGGACGCCCTTTTAATAATTCCGACCCCGATTACTTTTTAAAACACGTTGCAACCTTAAGCCAGCACGAAGGGAATATTATACATCACTTATTCGAAGTTATATGTTAGTCTTATTAATTGGATTAACGGCGGCGGCGGTTTCGATGTATTTTTTAGCAATCCATTTAACGGATTTTGATTCAGACTAAGCAAAACACGCCGATTTTAAGCACTTGAAGCCCTGAAAACCTAACCTTTTTAGGGCTTTTTTAAAGTCAAAAGGAAAATAAACCTATTCATTTTCAGCACTTTACAACAAATAAAATTTATTTTTAGCAATGTGTTGTAATTGATAGAAAAAGTCTATCTTTGAATATACCAAAACGGTAAAAGTTTAACCCCTAAAAATTTAAAACGATGCAAACGGTAACCTTAAAAATGATTGATTGCTTAACAAACGAAAGTGTTGAAAGAACTATTGATGCAACAAACGCATATTCAAGCGGGGCTTATTGCTGGGAATTAAAGGGCGAAGCCGAACAAAGAAAAAATTTAAACCGTTGGATTTCCGAACGTGGAAACCAACAACACGAAACACTATTAGAGCTTATTTCATTTCATTTTAACAACTAAATCAAACGGGCGGGTAAAACCGCCCATATTCAAAACCTTAAACCCCTACAAAATGAAATCTTTATTTGTATTAACAGGAACCGCGCTTTTAATCTTCGGCGGAATATTAACCGCCCGCGCAAACAACAGAAAGCCGAAGCCCGAAACAAGCTGCGACAAAGCAAACAAGTTTAAGGAATGGATATTTTTTAAATCGAATTCCAGCGAATTAAATTATTATGCTTATAACCCCGTTTTAAAGCAGTTTATCGAGGTAATCAATATAATGGACCGTTACGGGATAAACGTTCGAAATAGTAACGCAATGAACGCCGAACGAATAATAAAAGACTATTTTAACGAAAGCCGTTTAAACCTATTCAGGACTTACGAAGCTACAACCGAAGCAAATTTCGTTCACGCGTTCAATTCGGTAAATATTGAAATTACAAAATCATTCGAACCAATTTTAAATAAACATTTTAACTAAACCAAAACCCCAAACAAATGAAAATTCAACAAATGCCAAACGGAGAAATTCAAATTACTTTTAGACCTGATGAAATCGCAAACTTTCAAACCGCCTTACCGCTGGAAGAAATACCGAATGAAAAACGTTTTGAAAATTGCTTATCTGGAATACATTTTAAAACCCGCGATTTTTTAAATGATTTAAGGAATTATTACGGCGTTGGAAATCATATAAAAAGAACCGATAAAAAGGTTAATGAAATAAGATTTAAAAATCAAATTACCGACGTATCAAAAGTTTTAAAATTCCACGAAAATACAGGGCTTATTTCTGTAAAAAGAATCAATGAAAACAACGATACTACTTCAAAAATCCTTACCTTTAAATTCAACTTTTAACAATTAAAAACCCCTGTAAAATGGAAAACAAAACCCCCGTAAAAATCGAAAATACTATTAAAACGTTTTTCGAAAAACCAGCCGTAAAAAATAAATTTCAGGAAGTAATCGGCAAACGTTCAACACAGTTTATTAGCTCGATTCTGCAAATTACCGCTAACAATTCAATGCTAAAAAATGCCGATCCGATTTCGGTATATAACGCCGCGTTAATGGCTGCAACTTTAGATTTGCCGATTAACCAAAATTTGGGCTTCGCTTGGATTGTACCCTACGGAAAAGCCGCGCAATTTCAGTTAGGCGTTAAAGGTTTAGTTCAACTTGCCCAGCGTTCGGGACAATACCTAAACATTAATGTAATCGAAGTTTACGAAAATCAATTTGAGAGCTTCAACACGTTAACTGAAAACCTAACCGCAAAATTTGATTTGCCGGGCGAAGGGAAAATAATAGGTTATGCAGCTTATTTCAAACTAATAAACGGATTCGAGAAAACTTGCTTTTGGACCACGGAAAAAGTAATTCAACACGGGAAACGTTATTCAAAATCGTTTAACAATGGACCGTGGAAAACCGATTTCGACGCAATGGCAAAAAAGACCGTTTTAAAATCAACTTTGAGCAAATGGGGTATTTTATCAATCGAAATGCAAACCGCCGTTAAAATAGATCAATCGGTTATTAACGATGAAACGGGCGAAAATGTAACCTATGTCGATCACGAAGAAATAATAGTTAACCCCGAAATCGAACGTTTAAGGCAATTAATTGAAAGCTCCGAAACGATCGACGAACTCGAAGTTTATGCAAGTTCAATCCCCGAAGAACTTAGCCAGCTATTCCAAGAAAAATATATGAGTTTAACACCTTCGGAAAAATGAATGCAGATAATATAAAATTCCGTTGCAGCTCTTTAGGGGCTTTAATGACAGAAGCCCGGACAAAATCCGGGCAACTTTCAGAAACTTGTAAATCCGAATTAATAAAGGTTTTTATTAACGAAAAATACGGGCGAACGAAATCGATTCAAAGCAAATATTTAGAAAAAGGTATTTCCCAAGAAGAAGAATCGATAACGCTTTATTCGAAGTTTAAAAAAAATTACTTTGTAAATAATAAAGCCCGAATGTCAAATCAATTTATAACGGGCGAATGGGATATTTTAAAAAACGAAATTGTTACTGATATAAAAACAAGTTGGGATATTTTCAGTTTCTTCAAAGCTAAAAACGAACCATTAAACAAAGATTATTATTTTCAATTACACGGGTATATGAGTTTAACGGGAGCGAAATCTTCGACCCTTGCTTATTGTTTAGTTAATACCCCGCTAAATTTAATTGAACAGGAAAAAAAATCATTGTGGTTTAAAATGAATTGCCCCGATATTGAAAGCATTGAATATTTAGCTGGCTGCGAAGAAATTGAACGGCTTTCTATTTATGAAGATATTCCTGTTAATGAGCGCGTTTTTGAAATTGAAATAGAACGGAACGAAGAAACTATCGAAGCAATTAACAAACGTGTATTAGAGTGCCGAGAATGGATGAATTTAAACCTTTTCGGCAATGAGTAAAAAGGTTTTTGAAATCGATATTAATTTATTTTGCCGCGCTTATAATTTAACCTTAGCTCAGGAATTTCGTTTTGATACTTCGCGCCGTTGGAAGTCCGATTATTTTATACTTGAATTTAATTGTTTAATCGAATTTGAAGGTATGGGCGGTAACCATTGGAGCGGTATGGGTGGACACCAAACGCTAACGGGTTACACGGCAAATTGCGAAAAGTATAACCGCGCTTCGTTAATGGGTTTTAAATTACTCAGGTACACGGCAAAGAATTCAAAGGATTTAATTAAAGATTTAAAAACTTTGTTGAATGAAAAATAAAACGGCGGTTGAATGGCTCAATGAAGCAATAAACAAAAAGTTAAAAAGCGAATTAGGACCGTCTTTTACGGATCTATTTAATGAAGCAAAAAAAATCGAACGCGAACAAATTATAAACGCTTACGATGAGGGAACGTTTTATTTGAAAGGTGAAATATATTATAGAAAAACATTCGAAGATGAAAGCGGAATTTGAAAACTATTTAGCAAAGCATAAAACCGAACCTTTCGTAATGTTGGATGAAATGGATTTAGATTTCGAACAGTTTTGTGAATTATTCGAAAGGGATTACGCTTTTCAGCAAATGTGGAAAATTGGATGCGATTTTAACTATTACGATATTCGAGCGGGTAAATGCGAAAACGCAAAAGTAGTTCACGGGAAAATTATTTGCAGCGTGAAAGGTTGTAATTGAAAAAAGGTTATATTTGTAAAACGTTCGAAGGTAGTAGCTCGAATGATCTAAAAACATTTTGCCCGTTGAGGGCTGCGAGAAACGGGAAAACTGTTTCGCTACTACCGCAGCTTTTAACGGGCTTTTTTATTTGAAAAAATGGAATTAAAACAAAAATATTCGATTAAATCCATTGAATATTTCGAGTGCAAAGAGTGGTGTTTAAAAAAACATTACGCCCGTAGAATGCCGCCTATTGAATACGCTTTTGGAATATTTGATTTAAACGGAATCATTCAGGGGATTGTAACTTTTGGAACGCCTGTTTCCAGCACGCTTCGAAATTTATGGAAAAATGAATTTAAGTTAATGGAATTAAACCGCCTTGTAATTAATGAAGGTTTAGAAAAAAACATTTTAAGTTATTTTGTTTCAAACACTTTAAAAAAAATGCCTAAACCCCTTGTAATTGTAAGTTATGCAGACACATCAAAAAATCACAATGGTTATATTTATCAGGCGACAAATTGGATTTACACGGGGCTTTCAAAAGAGTTTAAGGATATAGCGGTAAAAGGTTTAGAAAACGCCCATCACTCAACTATTGAAGATTTAGTTCGTGGCAAAGTGAATCGAATTGAAGCACTAAGGGAAATATTCGGAGATCGATTATATTATATTGAACGATCGAGAAAACACCGATATTTTATTTTTACAGGAAGCAAAAGAGAAAAAAAAATAATGCTTCAAATGTTACCCTATAAAATTTTAGAATATCCAAAAGGGGAAAACAAAAAATATGAAGCAAGTTTCAAACCTTCAACACAAATAAAACTTTTTTAATATGTTTGAATACTTTAACGGATTTTGGAAATGGGCGGAAAATAACGGCGAAAAAAATAGCCCGAATATTACCGCAATGTATTTTTATTTAGTTCACATAAATAATTCTTTAGGGTGGCGCGAATCGTTTACAATTACTTCAACTCACGCTATGAATCATTTGGGAATAGGAGCTTTTAATACGTATAAAAACACTATTGATAAGCTGGAAGAACACGGGTTAATAATAATTGTTGAAAGGTCAAAAAATCAGTTCACTTGCACCCGAATCGCTTTATCAAAAATGTTGAAAGCAAATGATAAAGCAAGTTCAAAGCAATTGAAAAAGCAAGTTGAAAGCATTGTTGAAAACAAAGTTAGTATTCATAAGACTTTACAAAACGATATAGACTTACTAAACAATAAAGACTTTTTTGCAGAAAATGAAAATCAAGTTTCAAAAAGTTCTAATTTAGGTTTGCATAATTGGTTCGTGAAAGCAACCGCCGAAGAATTTACGGAGCGAATAAATAAATTTAAGGAAGAACACCCGAATAGCGGTTACCCTGAAATTCTTTATAAGGACTTCATTAACTATTATTCAACCCCGCACAAGGACGGCGGAATAGAATTAAACCATCAAAGGAATTTTGGAATTCAAAATAAATTGCAGCAATGGATTCGAAATACTTTAAACGCTGGCAAATACGAAATTAAAACCCCTTCAAAATCTAAAATATATTATGAATAACCCCAACGATCAAATCGAAAAAACGCTTATCGGAATCCTTTTAAGCCCGAATGAAATTTACAAAGAGGTAATTTCGCAAATAGGACCGCACCACTTCGAAAACGAACTTTGTCGAAAAGCATTCCATTTCATAAAAAAAATAAATGACGAAGGAAAACGCCCCGATCCTGTTTCACTTTTGAACGCGTGGAAATCTTCGGAATCCTTTTCAATGGATGAATACCGCGAAGCCCTTACAACGAGCCAAAACGTAACTTATAACGAGAATGTACCCGAACTAATAGAAACGCTGCATAACGCCTTAATAACGCGAAATATTACTAAAATCTATTATGAGGTTGGAATAGGTTTGCACGAAAAGAAACCCGGTCGCGATATAGCCGAAGAAATGATTAAACGCCTAACCAAACTAACTGAGGAAGGTTCCGAGCTGCAGAAAATTGTTGAAATGCCCGAATTAACAACAAACGAACGCGAAGCATATTACAGGCGCGCCGAACTTGCAAAATCAGGACAAACGAGCGGATTGGAAACGGGGATTGAATCAGTAAATAAATTTACAGGCGGCTGGCAAAACGAATTAATTATAATCGGGGCGCGTCCAAGTATGGGAAAAACCGCTTTAGCTCTTTTCTTCGGAATGCAAACACAAAAGCCCGGAATATATTTCAATCTCGAAATGAGTCAATCGCAATTAACCCAGCGTTTAATTCTCCAAAACTCAAACGAGCGAATCCGATCTTCGGCACTCAGGGACGGCACGTTAAACCCCGAAGAATTAACCTATTTTGAAAAGACAATCGGAATAGTTGAAAACAAACCTTTCAAAATTTATGATAAAGCTGGATGCGGGGTAAATGAAGCAATACGCATTATAAAACGACACGCGCGTTTAAATGAATGCAATTGGGTAATTATCGACTATTTGCAATTAATGACATTAGAGGGCTTTAAAGGCGGTAACAGGGAAGCGGAAGTTTCGCAAATATCCCGCACATTGAAAGCCGCGCAAAAGGAATTGAACATTCCATTTATTGTTTTGGCTCAATTAAATCGTAAATGCGAAGAAACAACCGACAAAAAACCGTCTTTATCTCATTTGCGCGAATCGGGATCCATTGAACAGGACGCCGACACGGTCGCGTTTATTTGGAGACCTGAATACTACGATCTAAAAAACGAAGAAACGGGCGCGCCTTACACGAACGAAATATTTTTACTATTTGAAAAGCATAGGCAAGGGGCGACGGGTTCCGTAGGGTTTCGGCACAATTCTACAATGAGCAGTTTTCACGGAATGAATGAAAGCCAAAACCAATTTCAAGAATTAAAAACTAATTTGCAGCCGAATAAATCATTTTACGAAGTCGATCGAGAATTACCATTTTAAAAAAAAAACAATATGAAAGCAAAACCAAATTTCAACAAACGCGAAAAAATAAAAGGCGCGCTAAAATTTACCGCCGAAATCTACGGGAACGATTTACTAAAAACTAAATTAAAAGATAATCCCGACGCAATCGAAATACTAAATTCAACCCACGAACAGTACACCCGATTTATAGAAAACGGAATTCGGGAAGCCCTGAAAAAAAACGGATTCGATTTCGTAGATCACGAATCAATGATTGAATTTTTATTTACACGCTGCGAAATTTACTGCGATGAAACAATAATTTCAAAACACGGTAACCCGAACCCGTTAAACTTCCTTTATTCAGATTTCGGAACGCCAAACGAAAAACTAATTTGTAGCTGGAACGATTCGCCCGAAACAATAGATAATTTAGGAATGCAAAACAAAAACGAAACATTCGAACTATGAAAGGATACACAAAACAAATTTTGACTTTCACGAAAGTTGAACTTATCCAGCAGCTCCAAAATTGGAACTGTAACCTAACCGATTTATTTGACGAAGATAAAATCGATATTGGAATTAAAGCCCTTGCATTTAATAAACTCGGAATTGATTTTCTTTTTAATTCAGATCAGGAATTCAAAAAAATATCGGATCGAATTCACATTGAAATAAATTACTTTTTTTGCAACGGAAACCCTGAATCTGAATTAATTAACTTCGACTATTGCGAAGTACAAATTGAAGTTTTCCCCGAAGAAAATTATTTAACCCGCGCCGCAATCGAAAATTAAATTATATTTGTTTCGAGGTTTTGAATAAGCTGTAAGGGGTTACACTTAGTTTCGAAAAGCCGGGCGTTAATTCGTTCGGCTTTTTTTATTTAACTTTGTTTAATGATCGAAACTAAACTTTATAAAATCTCGGATATTAAACCGAACCCAAACAACCCCCGAATAATAAAAGACGATAAATTTTTAAAGCTGGTTAATTCAATAAAGGAATTTCCCGAAATGCTTAAAATTCGCCCGATTGTTATTAATGAAGATAATATTGTACTCGGTGGAAATATGCGCTTAAAAGCGTGCAAAGAAGCCAAACTAAAAGAAATTCCCGTTATAATGGCAAGAGATCTAACCGAAGCCCAGCAACGTGAATTTATAATTAAAGATAATATCGGTTTCGGCGAATGGGACTTTCAGGATTTGGCGCAAAATTGGAATGCCGAAGAACTCGAAATGTGGGGTTTAGATTTACCAATTTTTATGAATGAGCCAAACTATGAAGATTTAATAGGAGATGAAAAAAACAAACCAGCAACTTTAAAAATAACTTTTGAAAGCCCTGAACAATTACAAAAAGCAGAAATAG